AAATAAATAAACACGTTACAACCGACCAGGTAGACGACGCCGAAGCTGAATTCGCCGTTCGTGTTTTAATTGGCACTTATTGAATTAAAAAGTATCGTTTTCAATATGCAAAACGGCCCTTTTTTCCTCTTCGGACAATAAAACCCCAGCGGCGTTTATTTTATTAAGGGCGTCCGCTCGTTTGTTGAGGGCGTCCGCTTTTAAATTCTCGTCCGCTTGCAAAATAGTAATATTTGAAAAGTCGGGAATTAATCGCAAGCCATCTTTATCCAGGCCGAATTGTTCCGTTATTGCGTCGTAAAGTTGCTTTGTTTCGGGAATAATTGTATCGTTATAAGCCATTCGGACCCCGTCGCGTACATTTGAGAACGTCGCGCCCTTTGATTGGCTAAAGATTGAATAATTAAGGCCATAAGCGTCAATTAACGCCATTTTGTCCTCGGTTAACTCTTCGAATAACATTAAGTCCTTGGTGGGGAAACTCATAGGCTGCCAATTAACGTCGCTTTCCGTGATAATTAACTCGTCTTTTTGCCTTGCAAACCAATCGCGTTGGATTTCCTTTTTTTCCTCGGGCGTCATTGGGATAGCGCCCCCAATATCGGAATTTTTAGCGCTTAATATTCCGATCGCCCCTATATTTTCAAGTAAAACATTTCTTTTGTGGTAACTCGCTTTTATATTCGAAAGCGGAAATTTTAAACTTTCAATCCTGGACGACGGGTTTATTATGTTAACGCCGTCGGGAGTCGAAAAATAAACGACCTCGTCCCAGGTTAATTTTTCAACGTCCGTATCGTAGTCGAATTCAAACCCCGCGATTAACCCCTCTTTGTCCATTTGTTTAAGCGTTCGCCCCGTTGTTAAAATTTTCATTTTATCGGACGGCAAAGGCAACATTAAATTACGAACGCCAAACGCTCGTTTGGGAGCGTATGCAAAAGAATTAGAATACAAGGCGTCATTAACGCTCAATGAATAAACGACGTCGGCCCAACTTTGGGTCGGGTTTGGCTTTTTAATTAAAGCGTTTAACCAATGGTCGGTTATTATTTCGCCGTCCGCCTCGCGAATTAACAAGGGAATATTATTCGACATCATAGAGGCCCTTTTGTTAATAACCGTTCGAAGTTCGGGAATTTCCAAATAATGTTTAAAAGCGTTTTGCGTATCAATCCAAACGGCCGTTTTTTGCCCCCAAATGCGGTTTTGTGTTGGCGAAAATTGATTAATAAAACGGTTATTATTTCCAGGGTTAAAGCCGAAAAAACTTTGCCAAAAATTCAAAGGGTTGTTATTATTCATATTTTGAGCGTCTTAATATTAACAAATTTAACTATTTTTGTAAAGATAGGAATTTTTTAAGTATGGAAAAACCAATAAAAGGCTACTCGACGAAGTCGCAAAACCTGGAAATTAAAGATTTAAACGAGGGGTCCCGCGAGGTTGCAATGTATCTTGCGGTTTTTGATAACCTGGACTCGGACAACGATATTATACGGCCTGGCGCTTTTAAGAAGTCAATAAGCGAACGCGGACCGCAAAGCCAAACAAACCGAAAAATCGCCTTTTTGCGTTACCATAATTGGGAAATGCCAATAGGAAAATTTGCACGTTTAGAAGAGGACCAAAAGGGACTTTTCGGGGTTGCCAAGCTGGGAACGTCGACACTTGGAAACGACGCGTTTAACGATTACAAAGACGGTATTATTCGCGAACATTCGATAGGCTTTAAATATTTAAAAGATAAAATTCGTTTTGTTGAAACCGACAACGAGGGCGGGGGCTTTTACGAGGTTTCCGAGGTTGCTTTATTTGAGGGGTCCGCGGTTACATTTGGCGCCAACGATTTAACAAACGTTGTTGAGGTTGCAAAAACAGAGGGCAAAGAAATTGCGGCCCAAAAAATAGCGGACGAAATTAATATTGTTGTTAAAGCAATAATTAACGGACAAGGGACCGACGACCGCCAATATAATTTGGAAATGAAATTAAAATTTTTAAACGAACAATTGTTAACACTTGCGACGCTCGACCCGTTCAAAAAACAGTCGATTAAAAGCGAGCCGAAAAACCTTATTACGTTTGATTGGAATATAGTAGCAAATAAATTTTAATATTAACAAAAAAAAACATTGAAAAATGGAAAAGTTAACACCTGAACAAGTGATTGAAAAAATTAATAATTCAATCGACGAAAAAACAAAAGGTTTCGCAAAGAGCGAAGAAATTAACCAAATGAAAGAAGATTTAGCAACCGCAAAAGAACTTGCGAGCAAATCGAAAGATTTTGACGATAGCGCCTTAAAAAGTGCAATTGCTGAATTAGAGGGCAAAATTATTGCTTTAAAAGAAGAGGCAAAAGAAGAGCCGCAAGCAAAAACGCTTGGCGAGTCTATTTTTAACGCTTTCAAAGGCGCTAAAGACTCAATCGCACAAATGATTGAAAAGGGCGGCTTGTTGAAATTGGACGTCAAAGCGGCGGGAACAATGACAATAAACGGTAACTATTCGGGCGGAACGGTTGGACTTTCAGAAATGGAAAACGGCTTAACTCGTATCGTTCGCCGTCGTCCTTTTATGCGTCAATTAGTTAATTCACGCGGGACAACGTCGAAATATGTAGTTTATACGGAACAAAAGAACGCGGACCCAGGTTTGGCGGGAATGACGGCCGAGGGCGCTTTAAAATCGCAAACAGATTTCGACATTGTTGAGAATTCTTGCGAGGTTAAGAAAATAACGGCTTTTATTAAGGTTTCAAAAGAAATGATCGCCGACCTTCCTTTTATGCAAGGCGAAATTAACGGCGAGTTAATGGAATTAATAGAATTGAAATTGGACGAGCAAATTTTGAGCGGCGACGGTTTGGGGGACAATTTAACGGGACTTTTGGCGAACGCGCAACCGTTCACGCCTGGCGTAACATTTACGGCCCTTGTACCGAGTGCAAACCAAAGCGACGTTTTAAGAATTGCAATTGCGCAAATTGCGCAAAACAATTTTAGCGCAACGCATATTCTGTTAAACCCTATTGACGCGGCGGCAATGGACTTAACAAAAGACGCGGGCGGGGCTTATACTTACCAAATGCCGCTTACAATGGACGGCGTAACACGTGTAAAAGCGGTTCCCGTTATTGAAAACAACGGAATTACGGTTGGAAGTTATGTCGTTGGCGATATGTCAAAAGATAATTTGAGAATTCGCGAGGAAATGAATATTCAAGTCGGTTATGTTAACGACGACTTTACAAAAAACCTTGTTACCGTTCTTGCTGAAATGCGCGCTTGTAATTATGTAAAATCGAACCATTACGGCGCTTTTGTCGCGGGCGATTTTGCAACCGATATTGCTGTAATTGACAAACCGTAATTTGGGCCAAAAGGAATAAAAATTTAACGGTTGGGGCGTAAAAACCTCAACCAAATTTTAAAACATATGGCAAATAAAGAAACAAAAAAAGACGAAACAAAGCCAAAGGCAAAAACGCAAACGGTAAAAACGCAAAAAGCAACCCCAATTGTTTTGGACTATTCAAAGCGTTACAACTTTGAGTCGAACGGGACGGCAAAAACAATGCGCGAAAAGGGCAAAGTTTTTATCGTTATTGGGGCGGTTGCTGAAAGTTTAGTTAATAGAGGTTTTGGAAAAATAATTGAGTAAATGAATATTTTAACATTATTGGACTTTAGCGCCAAAGGTAAATTTGAATTGCATACGGGAATGTACGACGCCCCGAGAGTGCAAGAATATATAGACAAGTACGAAAAACGTTATTTAATTCAATTGCTTGGGTTTGAATTATTCCAGGAATTCGAGGCGGATTTATTATTGGGGGCGGGAACACCGACCGAGCCGCGATTTATAGCGATTTTCGACGCGCTTGGAATGGATAAAGCGGGTTGCGTTATTTATTCCGAGGGTTTCAAAGAAATGTTAAAAGGGTTTATTTATTACGAATATGCAAAAGACTTAATTAATCAAATGACACCAATAGGAAACGTTTTACCAACGGGCGAAAATTCGGACAAGGCGACAACGCTTTACTCGATGATGTTTACAAGGTACAACGACGCCGCGTCAAGTTACAAAACAATTCAATATTATATTTGTAGCAATAAAGAGGGGTTTGATTTTTCAAAGTTTAGCGGAAACCAAAAAGGGTTTGTATATTGG